TGATCCTCGCCGTCGTATGTCACGCCGTCGTAGACCACGATCCGCTTCTCTGCAAACTCGTCGAGGTTCATAAAGGTCCGCGCATTGTCACGCGCGACCATGTCCTTGAATTTGCTCATACCACCGGCGCGGCGGCGCTCAGATCAGGAAGATCATCCTCACTGATTTCCTCGCCCGGCTCGACGGGCACGGCGACGATTGCCGCAATCAGGTCATCTTTCTTGCGGAGCTTCGCCGTTTCAATGCCAAGCTCGGCGGCAAGCTCTTTGAGCTGTGCCACCGTCATTTCCTGTAGCTGCTCCGCGTCGAGATGGGCCTCTGCGCCGCTCTCTGCGCCGTTTTCTTCGCTGGGCATATCGGCGCAGGGGGTGTCGCCGCTTTCGACCGTGCTGCCGCTTGCAACAGGCGCTTCGTCTGCTTCGTGGACGATCGCTGCGACGCCGAGCGCGACGAGACGCCTTGCTTCGGCTTCGTCTACCTCGCAGATGCCGCCGCGCTCAACGAGCTTCGGCATGGCGTCCTTGGTCTTACGCCAGCCGTAGGAACCGCTGATAATTTCAATTTTCATGCCGTACTCCTTTCACGCGCCGATCAGGCCACGACGTTTGCCGCGTAGATGTACGGGCAGTAGTTTTTCGGCGCAGCCAGCGGACGGGCAGCCAAGCGCAGCTTGCGTCTGTCGTTGGGCTGGTCGAGAACAAACTTCGGGACGCGCTTCGCAACGTAGGTGGAGAAGTCGGTCGAGCCGTAATCAATCTGCGTGATCTGGCCGTACATCATGTGACCGCAGTCGGGAGCTGTGACCATTGCAGAGGTCGCGGGGAAGTACCGCTGCTCCGTACCGCTGTCATCGACATAGGTTTCGTCCACGCAAATCACGTTGAGGCGGAAACCGCCGAAGTTCAGCGTACCCATATAGGTAACGCCGTCATAGGGGCTGAGCTGCTGATCAATCGTGCCGATGATGATGCCGCTGTTGCGGTCGAGCAGGGACTTGACGTCCGTGAGCGCGAGGATCGCGTCTGCAACGTCGGAGCCGATCACGAGGTCTGCTGCCCGGAGGCCACGCTTGGACAGCTTGCGGCACATATTCTTCACGTCGGAGAAGAACGCCGCACCCTTTTCGTCAGTTGCGTTCCACTTGGTGCTGACGGTGTAGGCGTGATCGCTCGTCGTGTCATAAAACTGCACATACAGCTTTTCACCTTCGGTCTTATCGTCGATGTACGACTGCATCGTGCAGGAGTTGTTGATCATGGTCTGGACAGCCATCCACTCTTCACGACGGGTGATGCGAATGTCCATATCGGAAAGATCGTCACGCTGCAGGCGGGCGGCGCGCTGGGCCGGGGTGCTGTTAGCATAGATGGCTTCGCCGAAGCCGCGCTTGCGCAGATCGTCCTGCGTCAGCAGACGAGAAGGCGCGATGAACGCGGGCTGGTATTCGTGAATCTCAAAGCCCCGGCGTTCCATCGGAATATCACCGGCGCGGGAAGACACGAACGCCGCCATCTTGCGGTCGCCCTTGCGGTACTCGGTCAGCACCTTGTCGGAAGCGAAGATGTCGTCATCGCCCGTCGGGAAGTAGCGATCCTTGAAGAACGTCTGCTTGGGCACGATTTCCTCAACAATCGCCATCAGGATATAGGTATCAAAGAAGTTCAGTTCTGCACTCATAGTTGACTCCCTCCTTAGTTGGCAGCAGCGGCGTCCTTGAAGACGATACCGCGCATACGCAGATTATCTTTGTCGGTTTCGGTGATGCTGTAGCTGGCGGTGACGCTCACCTTGTCGGGGTCGAAGCAGCCGGCCGTGTAGACCGCGACCTTTTCGTCGGCGTCGGTGCCAACGGTAACATCGTCGCAGAGTACGCAATCCGGCGTCAGGGTTTCATTGTTTGCGGCAGTGGAGCCGAGGATCACCAGCTTGCCGTCGCCAGCCGTGCCGTAGGATTTTGCGAGAATCGTGCCGCGCTTGAGTGTGACAGCAGAAGTGGTCTGCTTGCGAATGGTGCCGCCGCGTACCTGAACGGCAGGCACGACGTCCGTGAACAGACCGTCGAAATTCATCTCACCGAGTTTCTTGCTCAGGTTCGTCATAGCTTAGCCCTCCTTCTTGCCGAACAGCGCAGAAACCTTGGCTCTTGCATCAGCCATCCGCGCTTCCGGGGTCTTCTTCGCGTCATCGTCTTCTTTCTCTTCCTCAGCGGGGGGAGGTGTCGCGCCAACGTCTTCAGCGTTGGATTCGTCGGCATCGTCCTTGAGGTCGGACAGGAATTTCTTGCCCTGCTTGGCACGCTTCTTCGCGTCGGCCATTACCAGATCGGCGGCGGTGCAAGGCTTTTCGCCGTACTTGGCTTCGCGCACGTCGGCAGGATCGAGCAGGCTGGCGACTTCGTCAATTTCCTGCATCCGTTCCCGTTCAGCCTGAACCGCCGCATTGACCGCTTCGGTGTGATCGACAGCGGCCCGTGCAGCAGCTTCAGCCTGAGCGATTTCGTCCGGGTATTTTGCCCGGAGCTCTTCCAGTGTCATAGAGTTTCCTCCTTCTTCGCCGGGATTCTCCGGCTTATTTTTATTCGCCTCAACCGGGGCCGCTGCCTCGGAATCGACCGTAGGAATGTTGTCCGGGGCAAACATGCCCGGAGCGAGGTGAAACTGCTTGCCGCGCACGAACAGGCTGCGCCCGTCCGCGCTGGCGGCGATGCCGACAGGCTCGGCATCTTCAATCAGTTCATCCGCGAAGCCTTTTTCGATGGCCTCACGACCTGTCATGTAGGTTGTATCTGCCATCATGTGCATGATGACCGTTTCAGAAAGCCCGGTTTTTCGCTTGTAGACCTCGGACTGCATCTTATCCCATGCGTCCTGCTGCGTAGCCTGCTCCCGCAGTTCATCGGCGTTATAGCCGCCGAAAAGAAACTGCCAGCACTTGTGAATCATAATGATGCTGGACGGATTGACCTTGACCGTATCGCAGGCGCACATGATGATGCTGCCGCCCGACATGGCTACGCCGTCCACAATACAGGTGAGCTTTGCGCCGCTCCGGGAAAGCTCCCGCAGGCGGTTATGAATCATATTTGAGGCTCCGGCGTCGCCACCGTAGCTGTTCATGCGGATTGTGATGTTCTTGCAGGAAGAAATCTGCTTGAGGTCCTCCAAAAACTCACTGAGCAGAATGTACTGCCCCTCGATGGGTTCGCCCCACCAGTTTGTCGGCTGCTGCTCATAGATGTCGCCATACATGGTGATCTCGGCCGAGCTGCCAGATTCATCCGTAGTGGCCATGGTATAGACCTTTTTGCTGATCGAAATAGCCGGCGCATTTTTCGTTTTCATGCCCGATTCCTCCTTCACTCTTCATCGCTCGCAGGCGGTGTGTTTTCTACTGGCTGCTGTACGCTCCCGATGGCTGCGAGCAATTCATTTTCACGCGCAAGCTGATCGACATTTTCTTCCCAGTCGCCGCCAGACATTTCGCGCGTGACCTGATCGTTCGTCTTGATGGCGCGGTTGGTCAGCATCAGAGCGGCCTCGGCCTCCTTCTTCGGGTCGAGGGAACCCTGAACGGGGCCAATCCAGCGAGCGCCGCACCACGCCTCGCGCAAGAGCGGATCTGTGTGGAAGCCCGGAGCATTGATGCGTCCGAGCGCAACAGCTTCGGCCATGAACAGCTCGTAGATCGGCTGGCAGAAGTCGTTCACGAACCAAGACCGGCGCATTTTGAACGCTTCCCATGCTTCCAGCAGCGCACCGCGGCTTGCAGAGTAGGAGCTGTTGAATTCCTTAATGAGTACGTCATAAGGCAGTTCCAGCGCCGAGCCGACCAAGCGGCAAATTGTCTTCACGAACGTCTCAAACCCTGCGGTCGGGATGTTCGGACTGCCAAAGTTGACTTTCTCGCCGGGAGCAAGGTGCGTTACCGTACCCGGCCCCATTTCGTACTCGTTGGGATCGTCGGAGATATTGCTTGCACCAGCACCATCCGGGCTGGCAGTCGGAACGCCGGCAATGTCTCCTGTGCCGACTTCATTGAATGGCGTACCGGACGGATCGGTTTCCGTTTCAATCCATGCCGTAAAGAAGCTCTGCACCAGCGCCGCCATCAGCTCCGATTCCGTGTAGCGGCGAAGCTGCAGCAGCGGCTCAATAACCTGTGCCAGATACGGAACGCCGCGGTACTGATCGGGGCGCTCGCTGTCCATGATGTGCAGGATATTCGGCAGGCCGGTGCGCTCGCCGTAGGCCGGGACGCGCGTCCATTCCTGTTTCTCGGTCGTGATCTGGTGCGGATAGGTGTTGCTGATGTAATAGGCAACGACGCGGCCGTTTTTGTCGACCTCCACGCCGTCGAAAACGCGGTGACCGGCGCCGGGCTTCCCATCCGGAACGACGGCATCCATGAAGCCGCCGTAGGTGTAGCCTCCGCTGAAGTTGGTAGGTGTGGAAACGCGGTCTGCTTCAATGACGTGCAGCCGCATAGAATAGGGATTCAGCGGCGCCGCCGGGTAACGCTTCACCAGGACAAACACGTCTCCGGACATGAGCCACGATTTGAGCGCGAGCTGCTGCAGCGCCATGAAGTTGTTCAGGCCGAGCGCGTCGCAGTTCTGCTTTTTACCGCCCCAGAGCCGAAATTCCATCTCGGCTTTGTGCTGCCACTCTTTTGCCGCCTCCGGAGAAAGCCCCAGCAGGTCGCGGTCGACGGTCGCTTTCAGCGTCAAGCCTGTGCCGACAACCTTTGTGCGGTTGGTGTTGATGGCGCTCGTGGCCACGGGCGACGCCATATAAAGCATTCTCGACCGCTGGCGCAGCGTGGCGTTGTTGCGGTTAATATCCTCGTTTGGCGAACCGCTGTCTGGGGTGAACCCTTTGAGCGCGCGCCGGGTGACGCTCGCACCAGCTTCGCTATAGCCCTTGGCATACGGAGCAGCGCTCCGGCTGTGATTTCTCTTGCTCAATGCTTTCGCCTCCTGTGAAATAGAAAACGGACACTCTGGCGGCGAAAGGAGAAAACTCCGCCAGAGTGTCCGTGCAAAAGCCCTTTCGGGCGAATTGCTGTATTTATCATTTTCGTGACCTCACGAAAATGCTCACCAATCACGGGGGATGACGCCGAATGCCTTGCGGCGCTTGCTGCCGTTCAGCTCCGAGGTCAGTTGATCGATCTCATTCTCCATCTGCTTAATTTCTTCCGACAGCGCCGGGAGATCAAAACGGGTGAGCTGCCGGTCATCGATCATGTAGGATTTCACGCCGCCGTCTACCAGCGCCGTGTATGCGTCGTAGAGCTTTTCAAGCGCCGCTTCGCGGAACGCAAGCCGCTTCTCAATGATGATTCTGCTTGCCATAAAACACGCTCCTTACCAATCGTCGTAGTATTTCTGCCTGCCGCGCTGCGCCGTGCGGCGCTTCGGCGGTGTGATGTTCGCCGAGGGCGGAGCAGGCACACGGACACCGGAGGCGGCCTTGATCTGGCGGTCAATCTCATCAAGATTCTTCGGCAACGCCTTAAATGCGGCAAGCGCGTAGTTGCGGCAGTCCAAAGGCTCGTTGCGCTCGTGTCCGGGAATCTTCTTCCACGACCACGGCTGCTTCTTATTCGGATCATAAACCTTCGTTTCCGACAGCAGCCCCGCAAAATAGGCGCTACCGTAATCGTCGCGCTTCGGGAAATGGCAATATTTCTGTCCGGGCGTCTGTACGCGCAGATTGTCCATGATGATTTCCTTTCCGGAATCGACGCCGAGCTGATATTGCCAGCAGGTGCCGACCGCAATCTGATTGACGAAGATCTTCTGTTTTTTCGGCGGTGAGATATAAGGCTTATCCTGTCCGGGCATACCTTTGATGCAGAATACTTTCTTGCTGATTCTGGCGTTGCATTGTGCGCGAACGCTCTGCGTGAAGTGACCGCCCTCATCCACGAAGGACATAGACACCCGCAGGCCGACGCCGTTCTCAAAACGCATCACACGGTCGAACACAACTTCATCGAGTTTGTTCCATGTGGCGTCATCATCCGGGCGCCCCATGACGATTCCTTTTTCAATGCCCCATGTTTCGCCGAAGAACCCGTGCCCGACGATCTCATACTCCATGCGGTCATCCTGCGTATCAACGCCAGCCGTCAAAACGAGGACGCCCGGCGGCAGCTCGACCGGCTCGCCGTTTTTGTCCTTGCCGTAGTCCTCGCGGCGAGCGAGCAGCGAATCCTCATCCTCAATGTCGCCGCGGTCTTCCCACGGCTCACCGAAGCAGGTGTTGAAAACGACCTGCATCTTTTTCGTGCTGCCAAGCGCATTGAGATATTTCAGGACGATAGATTCCCACGAAGCCCACTGGCTGACGAAAGCGTTCAGCCAGAAAGAACGGGTTCCTTGGCCGTAGGCTTCCGGATTCTCGGCAATCCATTTTGCCGGGGCGCGTTTCATCTCCGCTTCCGTGGAAATGCAGCCGCAGCCGGGGCAGGTGTAGTACACCTTCTTGACCTTGTAGGTCTTCTTGTGAGAGACGATGATTTCGTCGTACTCAAAGCGAATATCAGACCAGCGGATTTCGTGGTACTCGCCGCAATGCGGGCATTTTGAGTTCCACCGCTCCATCGTGCCTGTGTAGTAGGCAGCTTCGATGGCACTGGCATTTTTGATCGTCGTAGTTGATACTTCGACGGCCTTCGCATTATAGAACGTGGTCTGCCTGGCCATTGCCAGATCCCACGGATCGCCCTCATTGCCGGCGCTCGTTGCCCATCGGTCGCGTTCGTCGCCGAACACATAGCGGATAGGTTTTGATGCCA